ATGACCTTGGTAAATTTGATTGCTCCATACGTAAAGAGTGGTGTGACTATGAAGTGTGGTTAGCTGATCAGTTTGGTGCTCCTAGAGCAGTGCTTCAACTGATGAAAGCTAATATCAAAACTCATGGTACAACTCACCATGGTTGGAAGTACAAATGTGAAGGAACACGTAAAAGTGGTGATCCTTACACTTCTCTTTTCAACTCTATTATCAATGGTTTGTCGCATCTGTTTTTATATTGTAAGTGGACAGGGCGTTCTGTTCTTCAGGCCCAGAAAACTATCTTTATGTTATTGCAAGGAGATGATAACTTGATGGTTCATTCTGAGAACAAAGAATTCCCTTGGCGAGTAGGCATGGCAGGGCTCGGGTTTGATAGTGAAGCTATCTACCGTTCCGATTTTGGTCGTGCTGAATTCTGTTCGAACCGTCTTTATGAGGTGGGAAACAGTTACGTCTTTGGTCCCAAACCTGGTCGAGTATTAGCAAAGTTAGGATATATTATTAATCCACCACCAAATGTAACCCGTGAAAGCATGATGCGGGGAGTGGCTTTGGGATTGACTAAACTTTGTAACCATATACCTCCACTGAAACTAGCCATAGATCGTGTTCTTCAATTAACACAAGGACATTCTGCCTACTATGAGCGTAATTTTCAGGAACATGTGCTTAAAACCAAAGGCATTTATGATAGCAACGCTTCCATTCGCTATCACATGTACGACCAGTATTTCTATCATGCAGGGATTCACGATAGTTTAGCTAAGACTTTTAGCACGTTGAATCTTGGGGACAAATATAATAATCCACATATCACGTTATTGTTTGATCGTGATACTAGTGGTCCCCAGATGATTTTTGCGGGTATGGCTGCTTAAATCACGAATTAAGTGCGGCGATTCGTTGAGTCCGCCAAATAAATCTCCGAAAAAATAGCTAACACGGCTAGTGTTGGGGGCAACCTTTGTGAAGTGAGAGCATTCGTGCTAGACTCCTTTGCTTAGGCGTAAGTCCACCTAGCACTAAGCTAATAAGACAACTCTAGCAGGTTGGGAATAGTAAGCTTTAGTCAGAAGAATAGCTTACTTAGGGTTGAATAATTTCAGCCCGTCCGAATACTAGCCTTAGAACGGTCACAAGTCCGTATAAATGTTGAGTGTTAGCTAATACCAACCATATTTGGTGAACTTGAAAATCCTTGATTCATGAATTCCTTTAGTAAGATTTCATTGATGCCTTGGAAGTTTGTCATCTAAATGAGGGGAGCTCACCTTATTTTGAGAGCACGCGGTGTGAATTACGCGTTTATTGTTAATTCTCCTTAGAGTCCACAGCATTGCTGTGGAAGCCTAGAACCTATGTCCGTTCTTCTCTAACAACCCAGTCCCTGACCCTCACCTACAATTCCAGTTGCATTATCTAAGCCTTAGTAGAAACACCATCGAAAAGGTGTATTGTTAATGTAGTCTGGTGGAATGGTTGTGAGTTTAAAAGATCAAACTGAGTAACTTTGCGTCGGCTCTGTTAGTTAGAAGCAGTACAGAAAGCTCAGGTGTTTTCGTCCAAAATGTCTACTGTATCC